GCTGTCATAGACGCGGACCTTGTAGCCGGCCGGTAGGATCAATTGGCCGGGCAAGGCGCGATACATCAGATCGCCGGTGAAGCCGGTCTCCTGGGGATTGTCTACGGCAAACACATAGGTATAGGTTTGGCTGGCCGGCTGCACCGCGCCGGCCACGGCCTTCATGATCGGATTGTCACTGGCATCGGTAATCAGGATATCCAGTTGCCGGTTACCTTCCGTGGCGGTCGAGGCCAGTAACGCATAGACGCTATGGATTTGCCATTGCTTGCCAGTGGAGACAGTGAGTGTCTTGTCTGAGTCATTGGCACCGGTGTCGGATTGCAGGACGATATTTGCCCAGGGTGTATTTCTCATGCGGTCGCATCCTTTCTGCGCAGCTTCCGCCGTGGCCGGCTTGGCATCTCGGTGGGCCCCCTGGATATCTGAGTTTCAATCGGTCCCGGCCCCAGATTGCGCGTTACAAAGCCGCGCGCTTCCAGAGAGTCCGCATACTCCGCATCCGCCACGTCGATGATGTCATCAGGCTCCGCCAGGGATAGGGCGCGGTGCCCGGGCCCGTTATAGATGCCCGCCCGAATCACGCGTACTTGCATAGCATCCTCCCGAGAGGGGGTTCGACGTGCAGCATACCGAACCCCCCGCTTACACTGGTACTCAACGCTCTAGTAGGCCGCCAGGATCGCGATATCCGCCGTGCTCTGATCGGTGATGTAGACGATGAAGTCCGAGCCGGATTCGTAGTGCACGATGTAATCCGTCAGCTCGACCAGCGGCGCCCCGGATTCGGTATTGATGACGCCGAGGATGCCGTCTTGCTGGATCGCCACGTCCAGGGCCTCCTCGTCTGCCGAATCCCAGGCATAAGCAATGTCCACTTTGTAGGTAAAGGCGTCCATCGCGGTCTCGCCCGCCGCCGACAGCAGAATTGCCACATCGGTCACCAGGCTCAGATCACCCGTGGCGATGTTGACTTCCAGCCAGGTCCAGGTATCCGCCACGGTGACCGCCGGGATGTCGAATGTCCGGGCGCCGCCGTCGTCGGTCAACACCAAAGTCAGGTCGCCGGAAGCCAAGGTTGCCGTCGCATAGACCAGCAGGCCGACACTCTCCATGTCGTCCCAGGCCGCAGAAGCCCCCAGGCCCGCATCGATGAAGCCATCACCGGCGGCGGCATCGGCCGCGAAAGCCGCCGAATAGGAAGTCGTGCCGTACTTGTAGTAGGTGGTGTCCGCCGTCTCGACCACGCTGGCATCTACCGGTGCCCACTCACCCTCCGGTGAATCGTCGAACAGCGCAATCGTCTGCGAGGCAGGGTTAGTGCCCTGGGCGCCACCGATCAGCTTGATGCGCGGCAGGCCGACGAACTCGGTCTTGGCCCCGGCATTGCCGCCCGTCGCGTCGGCCGTCAGCGTCATATCGACGGCCTGGCTGGTCAGAGCGACCGTGCCGGAGGCATCCGGTAACGTGATCGTGCGATCGGCGGTCGGATCAGTGGGCGTGATCGTCGTCTCATAGTCATCCGCGGTCGCCCCTTCGAAGACCAGTGCATTCGAGGCCCCCGTCACTGAGTTGACGATGTCCGTGCCATTGGTCGTCAGACTGGAGACCAGCATGGCGGCGGTTTCGTTCGGGATCGTTACCGTCCGATCCGCAGTCGGATCCACAACCGTGACCGAGGTCTCGAAGTCGTTGGCAGTCGCACCCTCGAAGGCCAGCGCGTTACTGGCCCCCGTTACGGCGTTTGCCGCATCGGCGCCATTCGTCGCCAGGCTCGACAACATCACCGTTCCGCCGGCATTCGGCAGCACAACGCTGCGATCGGCCGTCGGATCGGTCGCACTCACCGTCGTCTCGTAATCATCCGCCGTGGCCCCTTCCCAAACCAGCCCATTCGAGGCGCCGGTCACGCTATTGGTAATCGTCGTGCCATTAGTCGTCAGGCTCGAGACCATCACCGCCGCCGTCTCGTTCGGCAGCGTCAGCGTGCGGTCCGCGGTGGGATCCACTACTGCCAAAGTGGTCTCATAGTCATCCGCGGTCGCACCCTCGAATTCGATATCGCCGGCCGCCGGGTTGAGGGCCACCGTGCCGGAGCTGTTGGGGAGGGTAATCGTGCGGTCGGCGGTGGGCTCGGTAACGGTGATGCCGGTCTCATAGGCATCGGCAGTGGCCCCCTCGAAGTAGACCCCGGTCAAGCCCTGGATGTCCAAGGTCGCGCCGTCCTCCAAGGTGATCTTGCCGCCGCTTTCGCAGTCGATGACCGCTCCGCCCTGCTTCCAGTAGCACAGCGTGTTGTAGGTGCTGGCCTGCGGACTGACTGCCGGCACCGGCACACAGGCCGCCAGCAGAAACAGTATCAACACCAGCGCCAGATAGCTCTTTGCCTTCATGGTTTCATCCTCCACGTGGGGGGTCAGGGCGTCGAATACGACGGCGTCGAATACGACGGCGTCGAATACGACGTTAGCTACACCCCGACCCCCTCGATCTAGCCAAGCCAGTTGAAGCGGTTGACTACCGGAATCTGCGCGGCCACCTGGCTAATCGGCTGGGCGCCGCCTTCCAGCAGGAAGACCACATCCAGATAGGTGCCATTGGTCAGGGTTCCGGAAAGCGCCAAGGCGATGAAGTGGTGGTCGAGTGCCAGCTTGCGCACCTCGATGCTCCAGGTCGCAAACAGGCCATCATCGGTCGTCACATTGGGCGTGAAGGCCAGCGTCGAATCGATCACATCCAGAGTGCCGGAGGCCGAATCCGAGACTTTGGGCGTCAGCACCGGAGTATCTGAGGCGTGAATCGTGCCCAGATGGGCGATGATGTGCACCACCTCGAAGCCGCTGACATCGATGAAAGCCGCGGAGGCCGGCAGACTGGTAAGTCCAGAGAGGGCCGTTTCCGCCAGGGTATTGCCGCGCATGACCTTCATGCGCTCGATCAAATCCAGGTTCATGTTCTCACCTCGTTATCTGTGACAGGGGGGTCAGATGTGCTACATCCAGAGCCCCCCCTAACGACATTCGCTCAGACTCACGCGCTCACGTAAGCGGCTACAAACTTCCAGAGCTCCACCGGACGCCCGCCGACGCGCCGCCGTACATGGTACTCGACCACGTTGGGTCCGGTCCCCGAGTCCTGCATTCGTTGGATGGTCAATCCAAATTTCTCGACGATCCAGTAACCGGTCATGTCCCCGAAGAGCAGCGGATAGGCCGAAGCCGCCACATCCGGCATGGCCTCACTCTCGAAGATGCGCCGGTTGAGCAGCATGTCATCATCCGACATGTCCGGGAACAGATAGTCTCCGGTGCCGGCCTTGAGCACCTCGATGTCACCGAAGGTGTCGGAGTTGCCGACCCAAACCGCATTGCGCCGATACTGTGAGGCCACCCCGCGCTTGAGACCCTTGACTCCATCTGCCGTCAGGTAATCGGCATCGCCGGTATTGACGGTCGAGAGGCTGTTACCGTTGGCCGAAGAGGGCAGCAGGCCAAGAGGCTTATTGGCCCCGTCCCCAATCAGGAAAGCCTCGTCCTCGTCGATGGCCAGAGTGTCAGTGATGGCGGCCTGCACCAGATCGATCAGGTTGCCGGCATCCTCCACCAGGGATTGACTCATGACCACCTTATAGGTGTAGACCTGCGCCACGACCGGGATCATGCCGAGGGTGGCATTTTTGGCCGTGGGCGTGGCGGTCTCATAGCCCCAGACGCCACGCAATGCGGTGGCATAACGATCATCGCCACCGGTGAAGTAAGGCACTTCCGTGGCGTTGCCATTGGTCAGTTGCACGACCCGCGCCCCGCCGCCGCGCACGGCCGTCAGCCCCGGCAGGCGACTGAGAATGGCCTGCTGGACGTTGGGCGGCACGGCATAGCCGCCGAGCGTGCCTTGGGCCTCGACCATCGTGGTTTTGACTTCGGCAACACTCAGGCCGCCGGTCTTGATCAGGTATTCGACCTGGTCCCAGGGCAGGATTTGCTGCTTCAGGGCTTGCCAGTCGGCCGGATCGATGGCCTTCTCGCCATAGCGCAGATAGCGAATGAAAGCCTTGTTTTGGTGATCGATGCGGTCCCGATAGTCGGCACCCAACAGCTCGCTCATGATGACGCGCTTGGCTTCGTCATCCGAGCCGTAGCGCATCTGATACGCGGCGGTGGCCGCCTTGCTTTCGGTGACGATCTGCTCTGCCGCCTGCTTCTGCGCGACGATGGCAGCCGCTTGCTTCTGTAGCTCGGCGTCGCGCTCCAGGACCAGCTTGATGCGCTCGGCGCGCTGCTTGAGGCTGTCCGCCTCCGACATCAGCTTGTCAAATTCAGCCGCTTTCTCCGCTGGCAGATCCTTGCTCTCGAACTCCGCCAGGATCGCTTGGGCCTGGGTGGTCTTCGCCAGGCCCTGCTTGATCAGCTCTTCATAGTTGTTCATCTCGCATACCTCCAACGTCAAATCAGGTTGCGAGTGCGGTCGGCCTGCTGCTGATCGGGTGGCGCGGCTCCTGCTAGAGTGCGTCGGCCCGCCGCGCAAGTGACGGCGGCTCAGAATGGGGCAAGATTGCTACAGGTTGCATCCCTTCCAGGGGGCGGGCTCCCATGAACCCGCCCCCACAGCAAAGGAGGGGGTGGCACGACTCAAGGTTCCTCAAGATCGGAGGCCCCACTCCGACCAGGCTCCCCAGGCTCGCCCACTCCGGTACTGGCACAAGCAAGGGGCGGCCAATCGACCGCGCGCTTGCTTCCGCCAGCGCCGCAGAGGGCGAACGCATTGCGCAGCAATGATTCAGCGTAGCATCTCCAGTTGTTTTGCCAGGATTGCCAGACGGCGCAAACGTATCTCATTCATCGGCATATTCATCGGCGGCAGCATCTCGCCCGGCTTCTGCCCACGCTCGCGCACGCGGACACCCTCCAGGTCATTCTCGGCCTGCATCGCCGTGTGAAAAGCATCCAGAGCGGTGCCAATCAATCCGGATAACGCAATACGCTCCTCCCGCGTCAGGTAGCCGTTGCCGAACATCTCATCCGTGGCCACGGTGAAATTCATGTGGATCTGGCTTTCCAGCCATTCGGCAATCGCCTTAGCCTGGGTTGGCTGATCCTTGCTTTGCAAATCTGCCAGAAATGATTTGACCGTCACCGCCGCGGCATTCATGCCCCAGTTCACATCACTGAGCTCCCACAGCCGGATCTCCTGCAGCACGCGGCGCGGGGGCAGCTCGCCCTTGCTCTCCTCCGTGGTCGGCTTGCGCGCTTGAATCGGATCGTAGCCGATGCTCAGCTCCTCGATAGCGCCTTCGCGGATGCCGGTCAGCACTTCCTCGCCACGCGGGGTCGCCAGGTATTCGCGCTTGACGCGTAACGCCCCGGTGGCCCCCGGGGCCCGCGCCAGCACTTCCGGCGGCAGGGCGTCTCGCCCGATCTCCGCCATTTCGAGGACTTTGGCGATCGGCGGTTGGGCGTGATCGTGTTGCCAGAAAAAGCGTACCCGGCTACCCCGTTCCTGCAGAGTCTTGGTATAGGCGCCGGGCAATACCAGATCGCCACCATCGTCCACGTTGCCGAATACGGAAGGATAGCCGGTCACCACGCGGTCGGCGATCTGCTTGAACTCGAAGACCGTCTTGCGCTCCATCATCGGGTAATGCCTCGCTTCCTTCGGGGCCGCGGCCTCGAAGTGACCTTTATGCATTTGGCAATGCTTGCCCGCTTGCTCCGCGGTCCAGGTGTCCCGGTCGTAGCGGCAAGCCTGATCCGTCATGGTATCCTCGCCTTTCAGCTTGCCCATGATGACGCTGTAGCCCTTACCCTCGTGCATCCGTTTCATGCGCCGGAAGGAATCCGGATCAAAGACCGACGGTGATTTAAGGCGGCAGGAATGTTCTTGCGGAAAGGGCATGTTCTTATCTCCGGAGGATCGCAGTTACTGCAATCCATACCTTCACATTGTATTCAATGCCATTGTACACCCAGTTGTCAATCAGTGCTAGAGGCCTGCCAGGGCCGCCTGCACCCCATCGCGAAATAGGCCCGGGATGTCTGGCTCCAGCTTATCCAGCGAATCTTGGATCGTCGGCCAGACACCCTGATGCATCCAGGCTTGCTGTTCGCGGTCCTGGACCAGGGGCCCATAGGCTCGAACGTTACCAACCTCCCCAACCAGATCCATGCCACTGCTCGTTACCTTCTCGGTCCAGCTATCATGCAGCCAGTTGGTGCGGGCGTAGGGTACGGTAATGACACCCTCACGCAACGCCCAGAAGAAGTAACGCCGCTGCTTCGATGTCTTGAAGCCGCCCCAGGGTGACGATGCCCAGGTACGATGGGCCTGCGGCGGATAGGTCGCAATGTCGGCGTGCACCAGCGCCGTCGCCTGGTACATGATCGGCGTCAGCACCCCGAATCCCTGCAAGCGCCCCAGGCGCTGAAGCAGCTCGGCCAGGCCCTCGACTTCGATGGTGAAACCAGCGTCAGCCATATTTCCTCCGCAGCCAGCCGCCCGGATGCCAGGTCACCAGAAATGATTCTCGCCCCAGGTCGGCCTCGAAAGTCGGGTCTTCGGCCAGAAATGTCTGCACGGCTTCGTAAGGCCCCGGGCGTGGTCCTTCGCGTAAGCCGTGCCAGCAGATCGTATCTTCTACGACGAAATAACCCCCCGGCTGTACCAGAGGGCTGTAGGCCCGCAGCACCGCCAGCGTATTGGCATACTCGTGCGAGCTATCCTCGATGATCAACACCTCGCTGCCAGAAGGTATGCCGCGCTGCACAGCAATCCCCATCGTCGCGGCATCCCCGGTCACCAGCCGGATGCGCGGCTGATGGCTGACCTCCGATGCCAGTTGGCCGTGATCCAGGTCCACCCCGATCACCCAACCGTGCAGGCGGGCCTGACACAGATGCGCCAGCGCCAGCAGGCGCCCACCGCGGTAGTTGCCGATCTCGATGATGTAATCCGGATTGCGCTCGCAGATGATTTCCTGATACACCCACCAGTCGAGCGGATTGCAGACGGTCGGAATGCCGCAGTAGGTCGTCTGCGTCAAAAGGCGGCCTTGCATCACGGTCAGCACCCGCTCCAGCGGCCAGGCGGCAAGCTGCTCCAGGCGAGTCGGCATCAATACACCATCCCTGGTTCGTAGGGTAGGGGCTCCCCGGCATCAAGGATCTCCCCACCCAGGATTTTGATTGCCGCTTGAGCTGCCGTCAGATCCGGATTCGGGTCCGCCCCAGAAGGTCCCAGGGGATCCAACATGGCATTAAGCAAGCCTGCCAGGCTGGCCTCCTTGCTGGTCCAGACGTAATCCTCGATGCTCGTCTCAGCGCGGGCAATCCGCACGGTTACCGCCATCAGAGCCCCCGCAGCAGATTGAACACGAAGTCGAACATATCCGGATCCTCCCGCGCCAGCCGCGCCGGCTCACTATACATCATCTCGGTACCCATCGAGACGATCTCGGTAGCGTAACGACCCGAAACCGTTGAGATATATTCTTTACCCATGTAGGGGTATAGGAATTTATCCTTGCGTGTCATCTCACCGGCCCGATAACCAGTCCCCAGATGTTCAAGCGCCTCGCCCGCCGTGCGGCGATCATAGAAGGCCAATGCCTTTTCATGCACATCCGGGAGCAGATCCTCATACCAATGCCCCAACTCATGCACGACCGTTTTTGATCCCGCCGAGGTCGTCAGGTTGACGTTATTCGCCAGGCCATAGGATGCGCGTCCCCGGCCCGCCGCCTTGAATTCTACCAAGGCATCTTCTGGCAGCTTGATCCCGACCAGACTCTTGAAAGCCTCAACTCCCTCAGTAACCGCCGCCTTGCGTTCAGCACCCAACTTCGAGATCAGCTTTACCTTGAAGTTGGCAGGGGTATCAACTCGCACGGCATTGAATAAGGTCTTACGGACATTATCCTCCCAATCCGTCTGCGCTATTCGCAGTTCTGCCATTTTATCCCACAGCTCCTTTACTTTATCCCAAGCCTCACGCCGGACTTCAGGCAATTGCATATCGTCAGTCGAAAGCCTGCGCCAATAAGTAGCTCTTTCGTCTAAGGCTTGATACCGATCCTTCCAGTTTACCCGCCCTTCCTCGTGAAGTCTTTCAATCTCCTTCAAGCGCGTTCTTGCCGCCTCAGCCGGTAGCGGTCCGACAGGCATGGTAATAGGCATTGCGGGTTCCCGTGTAGTTGGCATAAAGGGCAGTGGACTCAGGCCGCATCGACATCTGACGTGTGCTGGCGGCGCATCGAACGTCTTGCCCTGGAAGTCTGCTGCCGCCCCGCCGCCGCCCGGATGCACAAAGGGAGTATCAAGTGTCGCAACCTGAGCCTCCGCCTGCTGCTGCGTAATGCTGGCCGGTTGCGCTACATTTCCGAATGCCAGGCCGCCCAGGGGAGCACAGATGGGACAGTTGTGCACCAGGACCCCATTTGCGTAAAACTCCGGAGCTTCCTCGACTTCCAGATTATAGACAGACAAACCTTCCGGCACATCGCTGGCATAATACTGGGTGCTGCATATCCGGCTTGTCGAGCCATCAGATAGCAGCAGAGCGCAATCCTCATCGAGTAATCGGGCTTCCAGCCACCCCAAGCGTTGAGTCCAGAAGGGGTGCTTGAAAGTTGCTGTCACCAATCCGTGCTCGTGTACCACTGTCACCATGGCCCCGATATACCGCTGCCAACTGGTGCCGATCACCCGGCGTAACCCCTGGCGAGTCATGACGCGCATCTCAGGGTGAATGTCCTGGATGGCCCGCCAACCGTCCGCAGTCAACACCTGCGTGAAACCCGGAAAACACACTCTCTCATCATTCGCTGTTTCCCAACGACGCCCCTGGATTACACCGCTGGCTTTCCAGGCTGCCATGTTGCCTTGAGCATAGGCCGCCGTCGTTTCCGTCACCGCGATGGTGCGCGCTTTGCCCGGCCCGAAGATCGGGTCCAGCTCGGCGATCAGGGTCTTGAGCGGATCACCGGTGCGAATCCAGCGCGCGGTAGCCTTGCGTACCGTGTCCCGCTGCGTCTGTGTTAAAGTGCCGATCAGATCCGTCGTGTGGTTCTCCGCCCAGTCAACGGCCCGGTCATTGACCAGCTCCCAGGAGAAGCCCACATTGATGGCTTTCATGAGGGGGGTTGAGCTTGCTGCAACCGCAACCCCCTTCCCGATGCCCATAATCGCTTCGGCCTGCGCCATGCCGGTCTTGGCGCCCAGGACCGCCACCTCCCGTAGCAGGCCCCGGAGCGCGGCTTTCACGCCGGGGTCTCCGGCAACAATGCGCGCGTCGGCCTGGTTGACAGTCGCCCGCGTCAGCCCCGCGAATATCCGCCGCCGTTGCCTGGCGAGCGCCTGCGTCAGCTCGCGTGCCCAACGGGTTTCGAGCTTGCGAAGCCGGGCTTCGCGTTCCTGCTGTTCACGGGTAGCCTTGCCAGCCGCGGCGAAAGGGCGGCGCTTCTCATCCTCCAGGTCCGTTTCATCGTCAAGGAGGGCCTCATCTGTAGCATCCTCAGCCCCCTCCTGAGTGAAGACATCCGTGTCCGATTCCCCAGTCGACTGAACGCCAAAAGGACTGGCGGCCGGCTGCGATGGATCGATCAGGATATCGAGCTCATCTTCGACCGGCTCCAGCCCCAGAAGCGCCCGCGCCTCATTACGGTATAGCAAGCCGCCTTTGAACACTTCCACCGCGGAAGTGCGCTTGCCGATCTCGTCCTCCCGTAAGGCCGGCACCTGGCTGTAATCGTAGGCCAGCCAATGACCGGGAAAGTCATCACTCAGGCCATTGCTGAAACCATCCTCGAAACGCCGATAGACGTTGGGGATCAGGCTGTCCTCCCAGAACGATTTACGGGCCTCACCCATATTCGAGTTGTGGACTACTACACCTTCGGCAACAAATGAATGCCCCCCTTCGACCTCAATATCAAAAACGTCTTGTGCCCCTAATGCTTTGATACTACGCACCTTGAAGAACCCTAACTCCGAGGGGAGCCCCGCGTTCTCCGCATCCGCTCCACTACTGCGATGACGTTTTTGGTTCGCTGTGACACGCTCTCGGTATAGTTCATCGGCAAACGGAATTTCGGCAACCTGACGAGCAGAAGACACAACTAATCGCCAACTGTGATAAGCTTCCTGTTTACCGGGCTGTGGTAAAGTGTCTGGTTTCATAATTTGGTGATCCAGATTCGAGCACTGGAGGCCAAGGCCAATCAGCAAATCTCGAATATCTTGGGTCAGGACTTTACTGCACAGTCCTATAGATAAACTACCACGTTTGTCTACCGAGCCGTCAGAATCGACTAAGCCCGCAACAAATGCCAGACGTAATGCCCGACTTAGGCCATAAACCCAGCCAGGGATGCGCTTTGTATGCGCCCTGCCCCCGAAACCTAATTCGTCCAACCAGCGGCTATCTGCCGCAGAGCAGAATCCAAAGTCGCGTTCATGGCTAGTGACCAAGACAGGCTTACGAATCACGACTTCTTGAATGGCCCGATCCCCGCCAGAGGCGTGTCCTTGTTTGGTGAATAGCTTTTCAGCCAATGCGTGATAGTATGCATAACAACGATCTTCAGGGGGAAAAGCCATGCGAACACCGATGCCAGGAGACACAGTCCCGTCGCCGATTATGGCCCCCAAGAACTGCAACAAATCCGTGTTCGCCAAAGAGCCATCAGGAAGTTTGTTCCCCTCTTGATCTGGCAAAGCCTTGATTTGCACGATATGATCGCTAACCGATAGCTGATCCACGCGCTTCCATGTCAAGCCTGCATGGCGTTCGCTATTAGGCCCCCCGCCCATGAGACCAGGAACACGGCATAAAACAGGATGGTTACCCGTAGCGCGCAAGATTCGGTTTTTGGTTCGTACTTCATAAAGCGCCTTATGCCCGGTCTGCTTCGCGCACAACACGTTCTTGACTTGCAACTGGTCGTTTTCATAGGACCAAATCTTATCGCCAGGTCTAATTTCTGTGATGCTTTTCGACCCCATGTTTGTCCAAACTCGCGTATCGGCAGGCAAACAGTAGGTCGAATGCTCCAGCCCAACCTTGACGCCTACCAACATCGCCGGCACCCCCAGCACGGCGCAGATACGCGCCTCGTTCCGGCTATCCAAATCCCCGAAAGTCATCTCCTGCATCGAGAGGCCGAGCCGCTGATACTCGGCATCGGCGTCCAAGATCATGACCTCGCCCCAGTTCAAGACCCCGCCGTATTGCTCCTTCAGGCGCGCCCGGATGCGGACCACCTCGGCATCGACCAGCTTTTGCTTGGATTTGAGCAGGCCGAAGGGCACTACGGCATTGTCGAAGAAGGCTTTGAGAAACGAGGTCGCCGAGTTGTCCACATCGACGGCCTGGGCACAGGCGCCCAGGGGCGACGTGCCGCGTCCCATGCCTTCGAAAGGATCGGTGGGATTGGGCAGGCGAATATGGATGATATCAGAGGGCAGATAGACCTCGGCGTTTTGGCCCCGGCCCCCGGTATCCAGGGGATCGTAAACGTAGCCGAGCAGGGTGCGATCCTTGGGCACCGGGCGCACGCGGTCCGGGCGCAACGGATAGAGGCTCTCCACCGGGGCGGTCGGGCGCTGGCCATTGCGGGCTTTCAGGATAAAAGCATTGCCATCAAGGTACGCGTAGAGGATCAGAGTTTCCGAGAATTCATACCAGGATTGAAAGCCGTTCGGCCGCAGCAACAGAGCAGCCAGAGAATCACCGTCCGGCACCCGCTGCGGCGCATCGCGCTCGCCGGTATAGGCGACAATGGGCGCATAGGCGGCAGAGCCCGCCAGGCGGGCCAGGCAAGCATAGGCCACGGCGTTGCGCCCATAACCGGCTTCCGCATAACCCAGCATGGTCGAGGACGTCCAATCCGGCTGCCCCTCGCGCCACGTCGGCCAGATGTAGGGCGGGGTCAGCTCCTTGCGTGCCGCACCCCCCGGCAGCGGTAAGCGGCGCTGGTAACCGGCGCGCTCCAGGATCACATCGAAGATGCTCATGCAATCGCCTTCGTTTCGGTCAGCACCACGGTCGCGGTGCCGATAGTCAGCAGTTGCGTCGTGCCCCCGGATAGCAGCACCTTGACATCATATCCTAGACGACTATTTTCATCCAGCAGCGCCGTTGCCGCATCGTCAATGGTGATCTGGACGGTGCCGGCCGCCTGATCGACGACCAGAGTACCTTGCGCCGCCGTGGCCGCCACGCCATTCAGGTAAAGCAGGCCGTCCGTCCCAACACCCGGATTCGATTCGAGAATCTGCACGATAGCCTGGCTGTCGGCCAGCTTGTCACTGGTCTTGATCGTCAGCCAGATCTTCGTCCAGGTGGCCGGGATCGTCAGGCCGGTCAGGGTGCCATCGAATGTTACGGCATTGACAATCGCCAGGGTCGCACCTGCCACCGCCGCAGTTACCTGGGCCGCCGTCTGTGTCAAGGTGCGAGTAGCATAGGCCCAGACATCTGCCGGTTCTACTCCGTCAATCTGGTCGCTGAGTGTCTCCAGGGTGTCGGCATCGGCACCGGTGCGCGCGACCTGGGTGCTGCCGGTGTCGGCGGCCTTGAGCGGATAGGCCGTCGATTCATCGAACTTGGCGGCCGTGATCGCGTCATTGACCAGGGTGACACCATTGGTCACGGTGGTCACGGTGCCAACCGTGACCGCGGACTGATCGGCTGCGATAGTGACATCATTGGTCACGTCGTCCACGGCCTTCAGCGTTGTCCCTACTGACCATAGCGCCGGGAGATGCTTCTGCACCACGGCTGCGGATGTCGTCTTGAACACGGCGACATAAGCGCCATCAGCGTCCACGCTGCCCGATGCCAGGGTGTAGAAGTAGATGCCTCCCGCCAGCTCCGTGGCGCTACCCCCGCTGACGATAGGCGTGCCTGTCGTGCCCTCAAAAATATCTACCGTTACTGTTAATCCGGTCTCCCCGTCCAGGTTGGTGGAGTCCACGAAGAAAGCATAAAACGTGATGGCTACGCCCTGCTTGGTCAGCATGATGGTTTACTTTAACCCGGCCACGAACTGCACGAATTCCACCTGTGCTGCCTGCTCCTTCTTATCCGCGGCCTGCGCCGCCTGCTCTGCGACCTGGCTTGTCTGAGATGCCGCTTCCCGTGCCGCCCGTGCCTGGGCTTCCGCCACCAGTGACCGCCACTGATAGCCCAGCCCGACAACGGCGTTCAGGGCGTCGGCGTCAGTCGGGAAGGCGGCGTTGAAGGCGTCCAGGAATTGTTGCTGCGTGATGTTTGCCATGATTCGTTGTCCCCTTGATTAGTAGATAGCCCAATACGTATTGGCTGCCGCTTCCGCCGCCTGCCGGTCGGCGGCGGACAGGGCAGCGTTGCAGATGATGAGTTCGGCTATGTCGCCATTGAGCGGATTTGTACTATTGAAACGCATGCCTAGTGTTATACCGCCTAGCGATTGAGACCCTGCATTGCCCGATACTTTCGTCGTCCCATTTTCAAACAATTGTGATGATGCACCGTTGAACATAGCGGTTGTGAGAATAGGCGTCGTCATCGGCAGTATTTTGGGATACTGTACATATTGGCCCGCCCACATATCAACTACATTGGCGAACGCACCGCTTTCGATAACCACTCTATTGGTCGCATCGATACCATCTATTGTTTTGGATATTACAGTGTTATTTGATTTCCAAACTACAACAACCGTGATTGGCTGCGCCAACGGTCCGAAACCTACCGTTGCCAATAAGTCATTGGTGTTGTCGAACCGCCCCACTGGCCGGCCGTTCTGCCCGCTCGCCACATACAGCGGTTGATTGGCTGCCGTCGTCTGCGCCGCCGTATAAGCGTTCCCGCTCTGGTCATACCAGCTTTGGATGTACCCACTGCCCGCCCCGACGAACGTCGCCACCGCCGCCGTGTCCAGGTCGCCGTTGGCAACGTAGCCGATGTCCTGCTCGGCGTTGTCACTGCTACGCCGCAACCGCAAGATGCTACCCGTGTAGGCCCCCCGCAGCCGTCGCATCCCATAAGCCGCCACGATGGAGGGTATGGCATCGTATGCGCCGACGAAGCCCGCGCCCCCCGGCCGGCGTCCCGTCGCCAGCACGCCACCGATCTGCCCCTGCCCCGCCAGCACGTTACCGATCACGGCTTCCTCTGCACATCCGCCGGCTTGACGATGGCGCAGGCGCCCAGGATCACGAACCAGCAACCGACGACAACCACCGGCCAGGAGAGACCGAACACCAGCACCCACCAGCCCAGAGCAACCAGGCTGCCGAAAGCCAGGACGGCCACGATGTTACCGGGGGTCATAAGCCGCCCCTTTCTTTCTGTCGGAATCCGATCCATACCCACTGTCCGACAACGATCAACATCACGATGAGCGCACCAAGCCAAGCCAAGCGAAGCGCGAGTCGGTAGATCTCGATCCCGTATTTGGCATTGAGGTATAATGCCGCGCCAACACACTCAAGCGCCAGGCAGATATGCCATACGACAATCTGCCACCTGGCACGAAACGGTTGTACCCCCCGCAGCGCCAGCCAGGCAAAGAATACATTGAGGCCGACCAGCGCGCAGTACATCGCGATCCAAAACGCGTTACTCATCGCGTGGCCACCACATAGAGTGCTAGGCCGAACATTAGCGTGCTGAGCAACACCAGCAATAATGCCGACCGCGAGACGCCATAAATGCGGCTGTCAGCAGATGGATTCTCCAGCGTCGTCAGGCGGGCGCCAATCTCGGAGACATCGCGCTGCAGTTGCTGTACGGTTTGCTCGAGCAGCGCGACGGTGCGGTCGATAGACGCTACATCTCTGCGGATCTGATCGGTCATGGCATAGAGCCGATCGAGCTGATTACTCGGATTTGGATCTGCAATCATGGCCTCAGTGATCCGTTGTCGATAGTTCTCAGAGTACATCCAGGTATCGCCGGGCGAAGCAGCTTCAAAGGCTGCCCGAAACGACTGCACGCGCGTCAGTTGGCGGGCCAGCACCATCATGACCAGCATGGCGTCCTGCGCCCAGGTATCCGCCAGCGTGAAGATACAATCGGCCCCGGTGCGCGCGCTGATCTGCTGCGCAATCGCCCACGAGCGGCAGATCGCCAGGACCACCAGTCCGGCGCCGCTGACCTGGACGATCGAGACGATGACCTCGACAGATAACTCACCGTCATTGAGTGCGAATCCGCCCCCCCCGCTCAAGTGGCCGAACAGCACGATGATGTCAAACTGCTGGCGGGAGGCCTTATCGACGATCTCGCGCTGGGTGGTATCGGCGGCCTGCAAAATCTCGCATTGATGCAGGCTGGCAATGGCCTGCACCGCGACTGCCGCGTCTGGCAGATCAGGCATGGCCGGCGCGATGAGCAGAACGCGCACCCCGCATCAGCCGCCAAATAGAAAGCGCGCCGCAGTCGAGGGCGCGCGTTGATTCAGAGAACGGGTCGGCGGTGGCGGCGTCACGTAGACTTCGGCCAGCTTGGCGATGGCGCCCAGCAGGATGATGACACCCGGCACCCACAGCTCGCCCGCCAGGCCTTCGCCTTGCAACAGGTTGACGATGACCGGGATCAGCGCCAGCAAGGTTGTCCAGAACGCACCCGGTAGCTTCACGGTTCCTCCGTTTCTGATGAGGGGCCAGGATTGCAGCAAGTATATCCCTGCCTGATCGAAATGTCAATCGGTGGCTTCAACCGGGAGCACGGTCACCGGCAAGCGCCGCACGCCCCAGGCATAGGCCTCGGCGGCGGTCGCAAACCACAGATCCATGGCATAGGGTGGCAGGCCCGCCCGGGCCGCATATTCCCGGCTGGCGAAGCGATCACCGCAGTGACTGCCCCGTAACCGGGCACCTGCAATCGCTGGCCCAGATCCCAGCCGTAGCCGCAGGCCGCGAGGGTGGGCCCCGGGGGCAAGCCGGAAGCCGTCACCGCGCACTCGCCGTCACAATTGAGGCCCCCGGCGGCCGGAGCGTAGCCGGTCACCAGCGCCAGGGCGATGAGGGGTACGAGCTGTAGCATATGCGACTCCCTTCTTACACGAAGATGCCGCCAGAAGACCGCCCGGCATTGGCCGCCAGCTTGTTGAAGGCCCCGGAGCTGGGGTCTACCTGGTCGTTATGGCCGCCAAACGGGAAGTCGGCCAGCTCCTGGATGTAGCTGGCATTCCAGGCGGCGGTCACCAGATGCACGTTGCCGGCTTCGGCTTGGGCGGCATACGGACCGGCCCGATATTGCTTGTCGCCGGTCACCGGCTCGACATGGACGTTGAAGCCGGCCAGCAGGCGCACAGTCAGCTCGGCGGATTCCTTGCCCCCCGAACCAGGCTCCTGCTCGCACCAAATGTCCACTTCCTGCCCATCTAGCTCGGCAGTCTGACGCATCAGGCGATTGCGTTCTAGATTGGACCACTGCCCGCGCTGTACATCCTCGACATAGAAGATCCCCTGGGCACTGCGCGCCATGCGGACACCCACTGAATAATCTCCAGTCCCTGCAGAGCCGGCCTTGTCCCAGTAGCGCACGCGAGCTGCCTCGGCCGGCGCCGCCTGGCTGATGACGAACCATGAGCGCTTGAACATGCCGCCTTCCGGGGACTGCGGCTCCTGATTGTAAAGGGCGGAATAGGCACGGGAGCCGATGGCGGCCCGAATCTGCGTCAGGTCGCTGACCGAGAACTTCTCCGGCCACAGAGCGGCGCCGGTGGCGTCGATGGCGGGCAGCTTGATGACCTCCCAGTGATCGCCGCCGGCTTGCTCCGCTGCCAGCAGCCGGCCGGCCAGGTCATCGGTGTGCCAGCGAGTCATAACGAGCACTATTGCGCCGCCTTCCTCCAGGCGGGTGTAGGCTTCATGCGTGTACCAGTCCCAGGTGGATTGACGGGAAGTGATCGATTCGGCTTCCTCTACCGACTTGACCGGATCGTCCAGGATGAACAGGTGTGCCCCGCGCCCGGTGATGCCGGACCCAATGCCGACCGCGGTCAGACCGCCCTGCTGCCCCTCCAGGTTCCAGGCATCGGCGGACCGGGAATCCGTGGCCAGACGAATCATGGGGAAGATACTGCGGTAGACATCCCGGTTGACCAGGTTGCGAATCTGGCGCGAGAAGGAGACGGCCAGGCTGCCGCCGTAGCTGGCAAGGATCACTCGGCGGTCCGGATAGCGGCCCAGGAACCAGGCAGGAAAACGGATGGACACCAGTTCCGATTTGCCATGTCTGGGCGGCATGAAGACCATCAGACGCCGCAGATCCCCGCGGGCGACCCGCTCCAGGGCCTCAGCCAGGAGGATATGCTGCCGGGCGGGCCTATACTTCGGATAGCTCTCTGTCGTGAAGCTCAGCAGATGGCGCCGCGCCAACTCCAGCCGAGCGTTCTGCGGATTCAGCAGCGGCGATAATCTCGGCAAGAGCTTCGTCAGAGAGGCGGGATAAGGTTGCAGCAAGCTCTACCCCCATGCTACCGACGATCTGGACCGGTCCCCCAGCGGCCCCTACCAGTTGCGTGACATTCGGCACCTTGCCGTAACTGACCTCGATGAAAAGCTGTTGCAATTTGGGATTCTGGGACACCGCCCACTGGCGCAGGATTGCCTCGGCAATCGTCAGCGCGTGGCCATCCGCGGTGATGACCGTGCCGTCCTTTTTCTTGGCTTTCTCGTGGGCGATCTGCTGCGCGAGCTCGCGCAGGCCGCCGAAGGTCGTCGGCCGGCCACGGCGATTGATCCGAGGATCACCTTTCTTGAAGGGTTTACCAGGTATGCTGTTCTGTGCTGTTTTACTGCTTTCATCGGTCACGGAGACAACCTTAAAGATTGAGCATTTGACAAAACCTGATGTCGCAACCGGGCAGTTCCATGATATAATTGTACCAAAGGAGAACAAGTCATGAACAATACCGCAATCTCATGGACCAAAGTTACCTGGAACCCCCTCCGCGGCTGTTCCAAGGTTTCGGAGGGCTGCCGCCACTGCTACGCCGAAACGCTCAGCCTGAAATCCGGCTGGACAAAATTGCCTTGGACCGCGCAAAACGCGGCTGAGAATGTGCGCGAGGTGCCTGGCAAGCTGCGTGAGCCCTACGCCCTCAAAGAGCCCAGTAGGGTGTTCGTCAACTCGATGAGCGATCTGTTTCACCCGCTCATCTCAGATGCCTACCGCGCCCGCGTGTTCGCGGTCATGACAGACTTGCCACAGCACACGTTCCAGGTGCTCACCAAACGCCCCGAGCTGGCAGCTACCTGGCCGGGCCCCTGGGCTGACAATATCTGGCTGGGGGCCTCCATCGAATCCGCCCGGCATCTCGACCGGCTGGAGCATCTGCGGGCCTCCGGTGCCATGGTGCGCTTCGTGTCCGCCGAACCGCTGCTTGCGCCCTGGTGGACCAATGTCAACCTGGACGGCATTGATTGGGTCATCGTCGGCGGCGAATCCGGTCCCGAGCATCGACCTATGCCCCATGCCTGGGGCCGCGACATCCTGACGAACTGCCAGCTTCAGAATGTCGCCTACTTTTTCAAGCAGTCGGCGGCGCAGCGGACCGAGCTGGGCACCGCCCTGCGCCACGAGGATGGTAGCTTCTGGTCATGGCAGCAATTCCCCGGCCAGCTCACGCCGCCGCAACCGGCGCCCCCGCATAGCTACGCGTGCGAGTGAGCAGCGCCGCGTAGTGCGTCATCTCGGCATTATAGCCGCAATGATAGCCGGCCCATTTGCCGATCGTGTAGCCGATGGCGCCGGCTTTTTGCGCCACCAACTCCCGGCATAACCCGACATAATGCTCGTACAAGCAGCCGTTGCCGTACTGCTCGATCAAGCCGGCTAGTGACTTGACATCCCAGCCGCCCGCATACTGCAGTTTCTGCCTCAGACCATCCGTCACGACCAGGCCCCAGAGCTTCGGCCATGACCGCTGCCCGACCAACAGCGCGTCAAGAATTTCCCACGGCTGGCCCCAGGGGTCCAGATCGACATAATTGATGGGCCATTCATTCGCGATCCCCGCCGCCAATGCCCCGATGCAATCGCATTCATAGACGCCCCAAGTCGGCCGCTGCTGTGCCAAGACCGCAGTCTTGCGCGGGTCCTTCTCCAATACCAGGCCGGCCGCCACATCCCGATAGCACCAGGTGAACAGCCGCCCATAGCCACCGCACGTCTCCAGCACCACCGGCGCGGGAATCTCTGCCAGTAGGCTAGAGCGTAAGCTGACTTTCAAGCGCAAAGTCGAATTGTCTCGCGGTGGGCTCATGCTGCTCCAAGTAGGCGCGGCAGACGGTCAATAATGCCTGCCCGCGATTGCGCTCGCCGGTCGCCCGGAGTGCCCGCTCGAATGTGGCGACCTCATCGGCATACAATACCGGCTTGATCTGTTTCTTCACGTCGCCAAGAACCCGATCCCCGGACGGCACAGCATCGGACAACCGGGTATCTGCCATGGCCGCAATCTCATCGATCTCGTCAGCGTCGAACAGCCCCGATAGGTCGATGTCCATGCCCGCCAGTGCTTCGGCATCCCAGGACAGGGATAACTCGGCAGATCGATTATCCTCGACAGAAAGTAGCTTTGCTTCTCTGCTGCCGGGCGCAACGTCAGTCCGCACATGCACGATCGGCTTCGTGCCGTCAGTATAGACGAAGATCGCGTCATCCATGCCGATATTGAGCGCCGTCTCCTGCGTCAGATTGCCAGCGCCCATGACCGGCTTGTCGACGCCCTTGCCGAAGGCCGCGGTGGGCCGAAAGAAACCGCGCTGCCGGATCGACTTTTCCAGTGTCGAAGCTCCGCGCAAGGTATGGGCGTTTGTATTTTGATCGTCGGGCAGCACGTCAGAGAGCTTACCGACTTCCACTCTGGTGCTTGTGTGGCTTGCGCCATAGGCAGATCTCCGATGAGAGCAGCATGATCTTGCATTTAGTATAGCACAGGCCGTCAAGGGGGGGCAGAACGATGCTCGCGTTCTTGACAATTGTCAAGAATC